AAAGGTTCAATATATGTCTCCCATCTTTCTCTAGAAATAACCAATGTTATTTCATTTTGTGCTTCAATACCAAACTTTGATAAAAGAACGGGATTTTCTGCATATCCATCATAATTATCAATATATGCTTCTAATGGATATGCATCATCAAATTTTGATTGTATTACTTCTCTTATGACCGTATTTTCAGTCATATATTTTCTAGGCAAATAATAAATCTCAACACCATACATTCTCAACTGTTCGTTGATCAAATCTTGAACTAAATTCTGCTCAGATCGTGCCCCTTGTTGAAAATATGGATTAAGCATATAATTAACCTATGAAGTCCAATGGGGGTATTTCATAAGTATTAGACATTCTTTCTCGAATACCGTCAAGCTCTTTTTGAGCATCATCATAAATTTGCCTACCATTTAATTCAACTCCTCCAGGAAGTTTTACTCCTTGGAATTTTAATAAATTTTGTCCCCATTGTCTTTTGATTAAAGCAGTTGCATATGGTTTTAAGAATGAATCATTCCATACTCTACTAAAATCAGCTGGATTTAGAGCTCTAAAACAATCCATAATTAACCAATCTCCCACACTAATACTTTGCCAATCAATATCAAGATATAATCTATCCATTCTTTGATTAAATCTTATTTGTTTCTCTGTTGTCAATAAAAAATCAATATCTTCAAGATATCTTTTAAGCATAGAATAAGTCAAAAGCTCAGTATTTCCCCAATAATGAATATCATTCAAAAATAACTGATATTTCATACTAAACATACCACTTGACATGGTATTTGATCCATCAAAGTGAAATACCTTTGTTACACCAATAATAGATGAAGGAACTTGTAGATAATTACTATTTTCTTCCCATTTAAATGATGTCGATACCCCAGCAATTGTTGCTGAAGTATTTGTAGTAACGATTCCTACTTGTGTGTCATTTGGCGCTGTTCCCCTATCAATATCTTCTTGTGTTACTTGATATTTAAGATACATCTGAGCAACACCATCAAAATGTCTCTCATTAAAATATTGAATGGCATCATCAATTAAATCTGATATTTGCTCCTCTGCAACATTAACCTCCAACACTGGAGCACCTAACTGTCGCTTACAGTAATCTATAAATTCTTGTCTACTTGCTGGTTGTGCCATTTATACTATTACTCCTTGTAATATTTAGGAAGGTGCTGAAGATATTCCTTGATAAACCAAAATATTACCATTTACAATATTATATGTGGTTGTTCCAGAACTTACTAAAACATTATATTCATATCTTCCTTCAGAAAAAGAAGTAGTTGCTGCAGATGTCATGGTCAAATCAAATTTTCCTCCTGCTGCACTAGTAAATCCAACCGTAAAGGTTCCATCTGGAATTGTTGTTGCACCCACACCAGCACTCTTCTGCATTTGAGAAGAACCTGTCCAGGTAGTTCCAGCTCCTGAAAAATCAAAAGCAGCATTAGAAGTGTCAACAACAGTAAAACTAGCTTTAAAATTTGCTCCACCATAAAGAGTCAAATTTGAACCATAAGGTACTCCAGCATCTGGATCGAATGTTATCTTTTTAGTTGCCATGGACTAACTCTTTAAGTAAGGACTTGATCTCATTAATTTCACTTTTCAAATCATTTATATCTTCTTCAATAGTATCCACCACTTGATTATTTTCATTTTTTGCAGCACGGATAGCAACATATTGATCATGATCTAATCCATTCACATTAATAACTGCATTTGTTTTAGGATCTCTTGCAAGATCCTTATTACCATCTATTTTATAATAATCCATATTAAGCGAGTGAAATTACTCTCAAATCTTTCATTTGAGGCACATAAACTTGATTAGTAGATGTAAGTAGAATCTTAATTTTATAAGATCTGAAAGAAGGTAGATTATCTATTGTAAAAGTATAATCCTTAAAATCTATACTATCAGGAGTAAATCCATGTGTATTTGATTTTGGAACAATAGAATCAGATGCACCATTATTATCTTCCGTAGCAATTATTTGTCCCCTATTATTAAAATTACTATATCCTGGGAAAGGTGTAAATATTGGTGTAAATCCTGACACATCACCAATAGCATAGAATGCTCTAATATCACAATTAACATTAATATGAGCCGCTACAAATATTTTAATAGAAGTTGCAGAATTTTCTAAAACAACTTCTTTAGAAATATATTGACATGCCGTTGGGTCAGTATCAATAGAATTTACTCGTTTATCAGTTGCATAATTTGTAATCACATCATTAACTCTATTTGATGTAAGAATAGCACTTATTCTTTGAGCATCAATTACCGGACTTATTTTAGTATCTGTAGTGCCAAGGAATAATCTCATATTCATCGATTTATTCCCAGCAATATTAGTCAATTTTGCATCCTCATTAATTTTAGATGCAATCATTCTGGGAGAATCAAAATAATTTGAAGTATTTAAATTAATAGATTCAAATCCAGCATCAATAAATGGAATTTCAGTTCCACTAAAACTACTATTAGTTGTAGTTCTTACTTCTCCAGTAATTGAAGTTCCCTTAGCAGTTACATTATGAACAATTGGAGTAAGAATTTCAAAAGGCATATTTTGAGTTGCTGATATATTAAGACCACCAGTAGATTTGGTTTCATTTATATACAATGATGGATATCCTACATCATTACTCCTATCATCATTATTAACATTAAATGTCTTAGACATATCCAATTTGATATGATATGAATCAAAAGTTATTGGATTAGAAACTGTAGCATCTCCTAAAGTATGAATTCCATTAATTCTTTTTAGGTTAACTCCATCAAGTTCATATTTGTAAACCGGAGTTCCTACAGGATAAGCTGCTTTATCAGATCCTCTTACGATATTTCCACCAATTAAATTACCAGAAACGCTTGTGTATTCAATAATTTCTTTACCAATACGAAGGAATCCAATATTAGTTGTTCCAACACCTACACTTTCAAAACTTGAGAAATTAGATGCATCATCTACTGATATATTTCCAGTAGATCCAATAGGATAAGCAATACTAAGTTTAGTAGGTTTAATATCTGATTCAGCATTATATATTTCAACTACATTATCACTAGAATACATTCCATGATTTTGATGATTTACTTTAATATGTAAACCATCTGTATCTACAGTAACTGAAGTTGCAGTAACAGCACCACCAACACCTCCAGGAAGACCGTAATTTAATTCAGTTGTAATTCCTGAACTGTTAGTGTAGAAGAAAGTATTTGCTATTCCAGTTAAGAATTCACCTTGTACATTATCAAGAATAAGTTCACTAGTTTGACCGATACCGGCAACAGATAATCTCATATTCTTTCCAATAGTCGCAATTCCAATAGTAGTAATTCCAAGAACATCGCCAACTTGATATCCAGATCCCCCACTAGTAACAGTTGCAGCAACAGCAACTCCACCAACAACACTAACTTCTCCAGTTGCTCCTCTACCATCACCTGTAAGAGTGACCAAATTCACACCAGTGAAAGTATATGATCCATCAGTAGGAGTATATCCAATACCAGCATTAGAAACTGTTAAAGTACCAGATGCTGTTCCAGCACTTCCCACTAAATTAGTAGTAGCATTAGTACCAGCTTGACTAAATGTATTTCCAATTTCATATCCAGAATCTGCAACTGTGGTTCCTAATCCAACCCGCACCTTTCTTGCAATAGGAATAAGAGAATCAGGCATAAGTATAGGAATTTGATTATTTCCTTTGGTAAGCTCAGGATTATAGAAATCAACAGATCCTGCTCGTAAGAAATCTGCTCTATAAAGAGTAAATTTAAGATCTTCCCATGAACTTGCTTCCCATGTAGAAGCATTTTGTGATTTGAATAAAGAACCCAAATAAGGTTGATTAGAAATAAAGGTTTGTGTCAATAAATCATTTTCACCAATTCTTGAGATATAAACACTATATTTTGTTGAATTGGATGCTAAAGCAATTGCATATTCTATATTACCACCTTCAAGATAAACTGGTGCTTTAAATTCAATCGTAGTTGCAATAGATCCATCACTAGAAATTGTAATTTCTTCGGGAGATAATACTATTTCAGAAAAAGGAAGAACTTTTGAAGTTGGGAATCCATTCTTCATAGTTCTAATTTGGAATATCACAGGAATATCCATATCATCCTTAGATCTAAAGAATATATCACACTTAGTTACAAATACACCTGTTGATTCTTCAACTAAGAAAGATTGTGCTAAAGGATCATACCATCCAATAAGTACTCTTTCATTTCTAGTACCAATAACCTCAGAACTTACAACTTGCATACCAGTAGAACGATTTGTAAGTTTCTCAGCAAATTCTTTTTTCTGCTCAACTCTTGCATTTCTAACAGAAATAATATTTTCTTGAACTGTTTCTAAAGTTCCTGCAGCAGTAAATGCTTCTTCAGCAATAGTTGTAGCATCGTTTTGATCATTATCTTTATCATTCACTAAAGTAAATGTTTTAGTTCCAGTTTCAAATCTTGGATGATTTAAATCATTTGGGTTTGGATTATAATAACTTCCAATAAGACCTGCTGCTAAATCTGAAATAAGACGAACATTAGTGATAGTAGCTTGTGCTCCACTTGTTTTGCCCGTAAGAACCATACCACTTTCAACCCAACCAAAAAAGTTACCTTGAGCTTCTTGTGAAAGTGAATAAGTATCTACATTTAAAGTATTGGATGTAGATGAATATATGGCAGGAAGGATGCTACCAGTATAAGGATTATCTGGATAAGTCGCTGTTGGAACATTATAAGGACCTTCTCTATGATTAGATTGTGCTACTCTAAATGTTATTTGTGGGCGAGCTCCTTCCCATAGCGTAATTCCAAGACCAGTTCGTATAGATCTACCAACAACAGTTTCTCCTACTTGGAATGTACCAGAATCCATACTTATCTCAAGAAGTTTTGGCACACAATATTTCGTAACAGGCTTACCATCAAAGAATGCATATATTCTTGTCAATGGTTTCATGCGCTTAGAAACAAATTCAATATTTCTAGCTCTCATATAGGGAACAATATCCCTACTTACTACTCTATCACCCACAGAATGCTTATCAAATTGTTCAGTAACTGTTAATCGAGTTCCTGCTCTACTCATTACACCAGTATCACGAGTCTCTTCCAATTCCTCTTTAACGGTTTGAGTAATTCTAGTATCATAGATTTTGATAGATTGGCCACCACGCCCTTGACCTCGCCAAATTTGATTCATATTATCAATCGTTCTAGTTCTGGTTTTTCTTATAACTTCTTGACCAGTCCAATTAGTTTCCCAGGCATTCCAAACAATAGGAGCAAATCCTGTCTGAGGATCTACATTCATATTTCTAACTGCATTATCCATAGTTGCAGCATAATCACCTTCAACATCAATAATTTTTGCTTCAATCCTAGTAGTATCTACCCAAGTATCTGATGAAGGTGTTAATTCAAGAGTTCCTTGCCAAAAACTAATAAGGAAAGGAGTTACACTTTCAGTCCTTGTTGCAAAACTTTGCTTTATCCATTCAACATCAGAATAATTTAAAGTTAAAACATCATTTTGCTTTTTTACATTAGCTCCTTGAACTAAAGAAAAATTAAGATCTTCAGTTGAGTCAACATTTTCTACTGGACCAAATATAAGATCTACGGAATTGGTATAATGTCTTGGTCTGCATACATTATTTTCCCTATCAATACTATTACTAACATTACTATTATCTTGTGTCGCAAAAGAAGTAAAATTATCAACAAAGAAACCTGATTTAAATCGATTTAAACCATTATTATCAGGAACAAACATATTAGCAGTATTAACTTCTAATAAAGATAATGCAGTATAATACTCTAAATTTTGAATTCTATTTTCAAGATTCTTAATATCAACCATTCTGAAGCGTTTATACTCCATAAATTTAATAGCTGCTTGCTGAGGACTATAAAGATATGGAGGAAGTGTAATTGTAGCTAATTCTATAGCATTATCAACAGGATTTGGTTTTTCTGGATTATCTGAAGGAACACCATATACAACCTGTAAATCTCCATCTTTTGATAAGAAAATTCTATCTACTCTTCCTTGATAATATGTAATATCTGTAATAATATTTTCATTTGATGCTAAAATATTGGCCGCAGAATTTCCAGATCCATTAAATGACCTTCCAAGAAATTCTAATGGAGATCTTACATCTTC